GACAGGCTCAAGGACTCCGACAAAGACCTCCGTGGCAAGTTTGAGGCCATGGGGCCGAACTGCTACATCGTCGTTGCCGAAGGTGTGGACTTCCCGCTGAACTGTCCACCCAAGATGCTCCAAGAGCCGGTGGACGAGACGGGTATTCCGCAGCAACTGTTTATGAATACCCAGTGGCCCATCCCCTTCTGGGCCGAGCCGCAGGGATGGCCGTTCACTCTTCTTGCGTGGCACGGCAAGCCCGGCTACTCATGGCCCGTCTCTCTGATTCGGCCTGGGATCGGTGAGCTTCGATTCATTAATTGGGCGATGTCCTTCCTTGCAACACGCATCGCAGCGTCCAGCCAAGTTTTAATTGGCGTGTCAAAGGCTGCGGACGAGAACCTCAAGAGCAAGCTGCTTGAGAAATCCGAGGGCGGCTTCAAGATTGTGGAAATCTCCGAAGCCATCGGGCGGTCGGTCAACGATGTGATCTCGGTCTTCCAACTCCCTGCGGTTACGGAAGACCTTTACAAGATCATCGCGGAGGTCACCGCCCTCTTCGACCGGCGAGTGGGTCTGACAGAGTTAATTTACGGCATGACCAGAAATCAGTTCCGGTCAGCTGCAGAGGCCAACGTGAAGGCCGAGCAAATCTCGGTCAGGCCAGACGATTATGCGAACACGCTGGAAGACGCCCTTTCGGACGTTGCGAGGAAGGAAGCCCTCCTTGCCCGCTGGCTGATTCAGCCACAAGACGTTGCTCCGCTCATGGGGCCGATGGCAGCCCAGGCGTGGCAGATGCACGTACAGCAGGAGAATCCTGACGCCATTGTCAGGGAGTACGACTACCGAGTCGAAGCCGGCTCCGCGAGGAAACCCAACATCGCCACCAAGACAGAGAATCTCAACAACCTGATGCAGGTGATGATGCCTGTCGCTCAGGGCATGTTGCAGGCCGGTAAGCCGGAACTCTTCAACACGCTCATGGCCAAGTGGGGCGAGGTCAACCAGATGGATGTGGCCGACTTCGCCATCCCCCCACCACCGCCACCACCCCCAGGGCCACCTCCTGGGGCACCGCAAGAAGGCCCTCCGCAGGAACAGCCGCCCCAAGGCCCTCCCCCGGGACAGTAGTTGTATATGGACCTCCCATTCGACATCGCCAACTCATCCTCGCCCGTGCAGGCCCATTACCGCCGCATGGTTGAGGCTGGCCAGAATCCACGGTTCGCAGAGATGTGTGCCCTGCAATCCCCTCCCGGCACGCAAGGCACAGACCGTGCGTTCATGGAAGGCCGCATGAACAACCAGCAGCTGGACTCCATGCCGCTCCGCCAGGCCAAGTACGTGGCTGACGAGGCTAAGGCCGCCGGGATCAACATCTCAGGGAAATACTACTGCGGCGGCATCGCCAACCAGCGCGGCTGGCGTGACCCCAAGGCATGGGTGTCCAGCAACGATGACGTTCTCCGCGTGGCAAAGGAACGCAGGATGATGGTGACCGGGAGCGTCAACTATGACCCCGGCCCTGCCCCGCCGAAACGAACGCTCATCAACGAATCAATCGTCAAGGACTTGGTGCGCCGGGAGAAGAAGAAGAACCCCGGCGCCAAGACTTCCGAACTCCGTGAAAAGGTCATTGAAAAACACGCCTACAAGGTAAAGAACCGATGAACGAGATTGCTCGCCACTTCTCCCCAGGCATGGTTGTCACCGCCAACTCTTCGGCGGCAACCACCTCGGGCATGTTCCCATTCGGCCGCTTCGGCGGCGCGTGCGTGATGATCGCCAACACTGGCGGCGGCACGCAGATCAACTGGCACGGCACGGTCGACCCCTCTGTCACGCCAAGGCAGGTGTACGCTGACGGTTCTGCGGTTGTCACGGCCCTCACCATCGGCATTCACCCGGTGCCAGACGCCTGCTTTGCATCCAACTATGTGGTGCCCGTCGTTTCGGGTGCCACCACTCCGCCCCGCGAATAACTTCACGCCCCGCTCCATCCCCGGCCTCGCCCTCTGGCTTGACGCTTCTTCGGCCGACACGCTTTACACCACCGACGCGGGGCCGGTGACGGCGGTGAGTTCGCCTACGGAGATCAGTGGGTGCGTTGGCTGGTGGGATGCCAGCGATGCCAGCACGTTGTTCAGAGATGCTGCGGCAACAACGCCTTCCGATGCAGGAGATCCAGTTGGGGCATGGTTGGACAAGAGCGGAAACGCAAAGCACGCTACACAAAGCGCTTCGTCTAGCCGTCCAACCAGAAGCACAACAACACAGAATGGCAAAAATGTCCTTCAGTTCTCAATCGCTTCTAGTCAGCACCTGACAGCCGACGCTCTCGCCGCATTTGCGTCTGGATCGGATACACCTCTAACGATTCTTGCGGTTTGCATCGCAGAAACGTCTGCTTCTACAGCGTCAATCGTTGGGCTTGCAAACTCCTCAGCAGACTCCACATTCTTTCTTCTAGAAAAAACTGCCGGTGATCAACTTGGCACGCGCCGCCGAGACGATGCTTCGACGTTAGCCTCTTCGGCATCGTCTGCATCGGTAGTAGGTGCTTACTCTGTAGTCGGAATGTCGTTTGCTGGGCAGTCCGTAACGCTATCGTCAAACGGCGTTGAGGTGGTCAAAAACGCCAGCCTTGATGTGGGCTCGTCCACTTTTACCTCATTTGCGATTGGGGCGCTCAAAAGAACATCGGTCGTTACATATTTTGGTGGAAGCATTGCTGAAGTTGTTGTCTACAACTCATCGCTATCCTCCTCTCAGCGCGCTATGGTAGAGAAATACCTCGCCACCAAGTGGGGCATCAGCGGCGTCCACGCTCCCGCCACCGCGACGAGCGATCCGGTGGGCGCATGGTTGGATAAGAGCGGCAACGCGAGGCACGCGGTGCAGAGCACGGCGGGAAATCGCCCGAAGGCCAACACGGCAGGACTCAACTCGCGGCGCGCCGTGCAGTTCTTTGGTGGCAACTCGGAACTGCTTTCGCTCGGAAACTTGTCGGCTGTGTTCCCGAGTGCTGGCGAGGTGCTGGTCGCATACGCGCCAACAAGCGACACCTCATACGGGCTGTACGAAACAAGGGCGAACTCGTCGTACTTCCGCAACAGCAACGGCCTGTCGTACTTTGGCACGTTTTCAACGGGCAGGCAGGCTGGCATTTCCGTATCCATGCCCTCCAGCGGCAACCACGTTGTCAGCATGAGGAACGACAACACCGGCGGCTCAACCCAAGTAATCAGGCTGGACGGGGCGCAGGTGTTTGCCGGTGCAAGCGTCGGCGGATATGCGGCTGGAGACTCGCACGTTCTCGGAAATAACAACAATGCCGCAGCGGACAGCGGCCTCACTGGATACATCGGTGAGGTGCTTGCGTTCCCGAGAATCTTGTCAACAACCGAGAGGTCGCGGATTGAACGCTACTTGGCGAGCCGCTGGGGCATCACCCTCGCCCCGCAAGTCAGCAACGCCGACGCGCAAGATTGGATCAACAGGGTCTATGCCAACGGCGGCCAAGTGAGTGCCAGCACGGCGGCGGCGGTGAATACCCTGTGCGACTCACTGGACGCGGCATCGCTACGCGACCGCTTCTACCGGCTCAACTTGTTCTGCGGATCAAATCTCAACGCCGCACTGGTGCCGCTCTACCTGACGCCTGACAAGACGGTCACTAACCTGTTCCAGTTTGGGACAGACCAGACCAACGCGGCGTGGCTTCCTGGCGGGAATGGGTCGATTACTCGCACGGCAACCACTGAAGTCGGGCCGCTTGGATACGGATACGCGACGAAACTCACAACACCGTCAGCCCCGTTTGATATTCGTCAGATGCAACAGCAGATGCCACTTGATGGGCGTCAAGTGACCGTTTCTGCGTGGATGAAAACAAACTCTGGGACTCGCCAAATCCAGTGGCTTACTGGCAACGTCTACTCCGACACCGTAACCGTCACAACAACGTGGCAGCGGTTCACAAAGACATTCACGCTGCCGACTTCTACAGACGCTCGCACCGGCTTTTCGACCGTCAGCGAACTCAGCGATGCCGCAGGGTTCATTTACGTTTGGGGGATGCAGTGCGAGTACGGCGCGACTGCGACCTCGTACAACCAGCAGCGATACGGCAACACCACCGACACCAACAACGCATTCGTCGGCGTCGGCACCGACTACGCGGAGACGGGGGCGACAGGTGGGCTGACGGGGAATGGGACAACGAAGTATCTGAACACTGGATTCAACGTCGATCAACTTCCCGGTGCTGCCAACTGCCACCTTTCGTCTTTCATCACTGGGACGCAGGACATTGCGTCGGCAAGAACGCTGGTCGGCGTGCTGTTTAACGGCACTACAGATCGTTATCGCCTGTTCCTTCAGTTGTTTGGCTCCACTGCACCCAACTACGGAATACAGACTGAACTTGGCAAGGCAAACAGCGTGGTTGCGAATAACCGTACCAACACAAACGGCGGATTGATTCTGGCAAGCCGTACAAGTACGACGCTCCTGACGCTGTACGACGATGCTGAAGATATTGGCGCAAACGAAGTCAGCACTTCTCAACTTACCGGCGCGAATCCCTTTTTCGTCTTTGCGCGTAACGGGCCGACCGAATACTACAACGGTCGAATGGCCGCATACAGCATCGGTGCTGGCATGGAGGGCGATCAGGTGACTGCCTACAACACCGCCATACAAGCATTTCAATCCGCAATGGGGCGAGTATGACCCTCGCAGAGTTCTTAGCCACGCCGCTGCCTGACACCGCCACGCTCCAGACGCTGGCGATTGTGTTTGACACGCCGCTGGCTCAGAAGATGTTGAACTACCATTCTTGGTACGGCGACCCTCGCTGTACCGTGTACCCTGCCGCCCTGGCCGATGGTCGGTGGTGCCATGTGGCCGACATCCTGCCGCAGTGCCTCGCGGAAGGCGGAATCTACGCTGCGGGATTCGCACGGCTGGATGCGACGAACTTCGCCAGCGTGGAGGTGATCCCACTGGCAGACCTTGAGTTTGCCACCGACGCCGTGCCGCAACTGGTGCCAGAGGAGTCCCCTAGCCCTGTGAGCTAGGCCACCGAATCCAATAAGCCCTCCCGAGGGCAATAGTCTTCCATGTGGCCGTTCACTGGCGTAGAGCGAGCGATTGACCGTCTTCGCCTGCGATTGGTGAGGCCATGCGGTTTTTGCGTTCGTCCCATATCCCAGAGGTCTGACATGCTTTTTTATGCCGTTTCTGCCGCCCTGCCAACCGACAAGGATGTTGTCTCGCGCACGCTGAACATCACCGTTGACGGCGCCCCCCTCCCCTCGGCCACCTTCGACGCCACCGCGACCGATCTGGGCGAGGTTGCTGTCAAGGAGGGGCAGGTGGTTGTGCTGGTCCTTGTAGACACCGACGAGGCTGGCAACACCTCTTCGCCGGCCGAGTTGACCTTTACCGCAGCCGACACAATCCCTCCGTCCGCGCCGGAACTGGGCGTAAAGCTGGTCCGGGAGGAGTGAGGCTTTTCATGCTGGCCATGGCCGCCGCCGGGTTCTTTCTGGCGGCGGTCCTGGCGGCGTTTCTGGCTGGCGGGGCAATGGTTAGGTAGGAGTCCCCATGGCCTACTTGACCTACTTTGACCTCGTTGAGTCCCTCATTGTCTCCTCCTACGGTGGCCCGCAGGACGCAGAGCAACGAGACATCCGCACGGCCGTTCAGCGTGCCTACAGCGAAGTCACCACCATCCATGAGTGGTCGCACTACTACCAGCACGGCCGAATCATCACACAGCCCCAGTACCAGACTGGCACGGTGGCATTCAATGTCTCAACCAACCAGCTCACGCTCACTGGTGGTACGTGGCCAGCGTGGGCTGCGTCTGGATCGGTATCCATTGGCCGGGCGATTGCCAAGGTTGACACGCGAGTATCCGCAACCGTCTTGACGCTGGACTCCACGTTGACGTTTGCCAGCACTCTCGCCGCCGGTCAGGCATACGTTCTCTACCAAACCGACTACGCCCTGCCAGCCGACTTCCGGAACATGGACGAGCCGTCCAATGAATTCAACTGGTGGTCGGGCCTGTATCTGAAGCCTGACGAGGCGATGAAACTGGAGCGGGCCGGCAATCGCTCCGGAAGGCCGTGGCACTGGACGGTCCTCAAGAATCCCAATGGATCGGGGTACATCCTCAAGCTCGTTGGCTATCCGACCGCACAGGAAACGCTGGACTTCACCTACCGGCGCTACCCGGGGCAGATCAGGTACTCGGGGCATGAGCCGTCGATGCGTCAGAACACCGCTCTCGTCAACAGCACCTGCACACAGCCTTCCTTGTCAGACATGACCGGAATGATAGTGCGAGAGGGAACCGACACGGTTTACCCGGGGCCAATTGAGTCTTTCAATCCCTATGTGGCGGAGTACGTGATCACGGGGCCTCCCAACGGATCGGGGGTAGCCACAATGTCGCCTAGTGCAAACGGTGACAGAAATGCCATGTGCATCTTCACCGACCCAGCCGACGTTGCTCGGCACATGCAGACCGCCCTTCACTCCTGCGCTTCCTACTGGCTGGATCGCATCCGTGGCGGCAAGGCCGATCAGTCCTTCTCCACGTACCAGCGCGACCTCCGCCTCGCTCTAGAGCAAGACCAACTTGCTCCGCTCTCTGGCAGGACAAGGGAAATCTGGCATGACGGTGGCTGGAGGAGTCCGCTCAAGGCTGACGAGGGCGCATGATCACCATACAGAAATGGTCTGGGCTGGTTACGAACGCCTCGCCATACGCCCTTCCGGGAGGTGCGTGCGTGGTGCAAAACAACCTTCAGTGCATTAAGCCCGGTCAAATCCAATGTCGCAATGGCATGATCACTGCCAGCACTGCGATGGGGAGGGTGTTCAGCATGGCCAAGCTGGCTGCCGGCACTAGCGTCATTTTCCATAGCGGAACTTCCATTGTGATCTCAAGCGTCACATGATTACTGTTTCCACCGGACTAACTACCGCATCCCCATCCAGCCTTGTGCCCACAAGCCAAGGCAATGCGTACTGCGTAAATGGCGCAGCCCGAGGCGTCGCTGTCATTGGCGGTGTGACGGGTTACCCAATCGGCGTTACGACCGCGAGGACAATCACCGCGGTCAGCGATGCGACAACGCTTTACTACTACGTATCAAGCATTGACGTTATTGAGCCTGGCGAGAACTACACCAGCCCCCCAAGCGTCAGCGTGAGCGGCCTAAGCGGCGCCCGGGCGCTGCTGGACGGCCCAGTGGTCGGGCGAATCTCATTCACCACTTCCGGGGATACCTATACGTCCCCGCCACAAGTAATCATTACGGGTGGCCAAGCGTCTGGCGCAAACGCCAAGGTCATCGTTCGCGGCTCAGTATCGTCCGTAAACGTGGACCCTGCCTTTGGAATGTATTCGTCCGCGCCAACAATCACCTTCTATGCAAGCACTACGGGCGTGACCGAGATTAGGCCGGCTAAAGGTCGGGCCGTTGTCACATTCAATCGGTACGCGGCTACATCTGGTCCAGTAACCTCCATTGTGCTGACAGACAAGGGGCTTTATGAGTGGGACAGTTCTGTCCTTCTATCGGCCCGGCCGGTTGCTGCGACGGCGGCCGCTGGGATAGGTGGCCTTTATTCTCCAACGGTAGTGGTTGAATGCGCCGGTGCCGTAAATGCGATAACAGCAACGAGCGGAGGAACCGGCTACAGCACGCCGCCGAGCGTGTCTTTTATTTCCACCGGGCCGCTCAAGAAGGGTGGCGGCGCGCAGGCGATTGCTGGTGTTACTGGCTCAACGGTCAGCGAGTACACCCTCGTCACATATGGCAACGGATACGACGGTTCTGTGAAGGCCACCGTGGCCAGCGATCCGGCGGTCGCAATCGCAGTGATGGCTCCGAGGCTTGCTGGTACGTACCTGTGCGGCGTGCGGTTGGTTGGTCTGGATGGCGTGCCGGGAAACCTATGCCCGCTCGTTACCGTAGAGTGCGGTGAGCGCGCGAGCTCAATCATCTGGAACCTCTCCAACATAACTCTGACAGATGGAACTCCTAACCGAATTGCAAAAATGGAGTTGTGGAGAACGACAGGCGACCAAGCGATCACGCTTTATAAGGTTGCAGAATTTACGACAACCCGATCCAGCTACACGGACACACTGACTGACGCGAAGCTCTCGGACGCGCGCAGGTCTGGCTACGCAGAGATGCGAATACTGACGGAGGAGGGGTACACCAATGCCTATCGCTTTGGAGTCCCGCCTTCCAACATGTCGGTTGTCACCATGTTCCAAGACCGGGCTTGGTACGCCGTCGATACAAGCGGCACTCAACCAAACGTGCTGTACTTCTCCGAGGTTGACGAACCAGAGAGCGTGGCGGAGGACGCTCAAGTAATCATTCAGACCAATGGCCGCGACTCCGACTCCATCACTGGCCTGATGCCTTTCGATGGCGTGATGTACGTTGGTCAGAATCGAAACATTGTGCGTCTGACTGTCGGCACCACTCCATACGCGGACGCTTCGGCCACCAACGTGGCGCAGCGAGGGCTGTTGAACGACAGGTGCTGGGACCGCTTTGAGGACGTAGCCTACATCGCTGACTCCGCCGGCCTGTACGCCTTTAAGGGGTCTGGGGCAGAGTCTTTGTCGGACGCTGTTGGCAACTATTGGTCAGACCCGCTTATTGACTTCTCTAAGAGCAAGTGGTTCTTCCTGCAAGTCAATCCAGCGGAGCGGGTTGTACGATTCTACTTCGTTGCCATTGGCTCAAACGCCACCTACCCGAACACGGCACTCTGCTATTCGCTGATTACGCAGGCTTGGTGGACTGAGACTTACGCCCAAGAGCTAAGTGCCAAGTTGTCTGCGCAGCGAGGCGGAGGGTACGCGAACTATGTCGGCTCCAGTGCCGGCGCCATGCTCACCAGCGCCGGAACGATGGACGCAGGCAGCTCTATCAGCTACTCGCTGAAGACCGGCAACTATCCGCTGACGAACGACCCAAAGCGATCTGTTCGTCTGACCTACACTCCAGTGGCCGGAAATCTTGGGGTGAGTTTTTTCTACAACAACTCATCCTCCGCTAGGCCCAACGCTGCCGCCGTGTCTCGGGGCGATTCGTTTACGGTCGCCACAGGCAGCACCGAGGCAATCCTTGACATGAGCGCCACTAGGTCTGCCTTGGGGACGGCCACTGGGTTTGCGCAGCTCTCGCTCTCCGGAAGGCTTGAGGACAGGTCCTCTGGCAGTGACAGAATGGTCGCCGTGGGGCTGTCCGGAACGCGGTCATCCGCAGCCCCAGTCATTCACAGCGTTGAGATTGAGGGCGCCGGATGAGCGATCTGATCCAGTCGCTGATAGCCAGCGGGATTGAGCCGCCTGCTGCAGTGCGGATTAGCAAGGCCATCGTATCGCTCTTCCCAAAGACAGAAGAAGTCGCGGCCAAGGCGGCCAAGAGCGTGTCAAGTTCGCTGGCTGCGTTCCAAGCCCCAGCACCTGCGCCCGTCCAGCCACCGCCAGCTGATGCGCCGACCACGTTCACCGGATCAATAGAAACTCAACAGTCGGCCGTATTTTCCGGCGACTCGCAGTTCTCTGGCGGCATGACAATTGACGGCGATGTCAACTGGAAGGGTATTCCCATAGAGCCAGCCACCGTACAAGCCATCGGCGGGCTTTCGGTATCTGACGGGAACCTGCAGTTTATTCCAAGCCAGATGGCCGTGATGAGCGATTACGGCCCGGGCAAGGCGCAGAGGATAGTTTTCGGAAGCTCCCCTGGCTCCACGGGCAATTTTCTGACTGGCGCGACACTTTCAACCACCCCGGGAAGCGCCTCACTCCCGTCCGGGTATACGTTTACGCCAACTACCTCGTCATTTACTATTCCGACAGGCTACACTTTTAACCCGGATTCCTGCTCAATATCCCCATCCGGGACGGCTACGGTGACATACCTGACCGGCGGGGTGATCACTCAATCCGGCACCACAAAAGTGTCGTTTTTGTCGGACGCCAGCATTTCCACCACGGCCGCATCTGCGTGGACCGGCCCCTCTGCAGCAGTGTCGGCCTTGAGCATCGAAGACCCCGTGTAGCACAGTTTTCCCCCCACGGACACTATTAGTTAGAGGTTTACCATGATCAGATTTTTCGGCGGCGGCAACGACAACTTTCAGCAGTCTGACCTTAGCAACATGATGGGCGCAATGCTCGGCAGGTCCATGAGGATTGCCAAGGGCGGCGATCCTCATGGCGACTTGGTCAGGCAACAACTGCCAACATTTCAAGATCGGTACAACATGTACCGGCAAAGTGACATAGACCGATACGGCAGCGAGGACGAGGTTTACAAGCAAAGCAGAATTCCTAGTGGCTATAACGCGAATTTTCCCATGGAGGAGTTGAGGGCCGCGCAGGAGCGTCGATGGAGACACAAGGCCGCTAATGACATGCTGGCATATCGAAACATGAAGGACGATTCCATGAGAAGGGCGTTCGGCCGGCCGGACTGGTCTAACTACTAACTAGTTTTTCTGGCTTGATTTCAAAAAAGCATCAAACCAAATTCTTGAAAGGCAACTGCGATGGCACTTGAGGACCTGATTGGCGGATTGTACCAGTTCAACATGGGGCTTCCGCTCCAGTACGCCAACCCAAACTTTAGCTTCCTGAACAACCAGGCTGGCAACATGACTAGCCTTGGCAATCAGTACCAAGGCAACATGGGCTCGCTCGGCGGGCAGGCCATTGGCGGATCGGCGTCACTCGGCAACAGCGCGATGGGGCTGTACGGGAACTTGGCGGGCCAGCAGGCTTCGATGTACCAGTCCGAACTGCCGATGCAGATGGAGATGCAGAAGTACAACTCCCTGGCCCCGGCGCTCTCGGGCCTTCTTGGCCAATTCGGCGGTGGCGGCATGGGCGGCATGAACATCTCGCCCATCAACATGAATTTCAACCGTCCTGATGTAATGGGCGGCTACCAAGGCGCCGTGAATAACGCCTACAAGAACTTTGGGAACACCACTAACCAAGCATACGGCCAGGCCACGGACGCCTACGGGCGAGCGCACAGCGACACCGCGGAGATTGGCAACCAGTTCCAAGGTCAGTGGCAGAACCTGCAGGACCGAGTGTTCCCAAATCAGCAGGGTGGGCCTCAAAAGCCGCCTCGGCTTGCGGAACTGACCCCCACTGCGCAGCCTTGGCAGGCTCCAGCCCCTGCTGCGGGCGGAGGGGGCTACCCGGGGCCGCAGGGTGGCCAGCCGCCAATGATGAATAGTCGTTCGCCCGGCGGGTACCGCGCCTTCCAGCCACGCTACTAAAAGGAGTTCGCTATGACTGCCAACTTCGGCTATCTCGGCGCTTCATTTAACAACAAGGCCCAGCAGGGGTTTCAGAACAGCCAGGCTTGGGGCAATAACTACGCGCAGAACCGACAGGCGAACAACCAGTACAAGCTGGCTCGCCGTGGCTTTGGGGTCCAAAAGGGCATGGATGCCCAAAACCAGCGTGACAAGATGCTGGGCTTTGGCGTGAATGCCCTCGCAGGGCTGATGCGATGATGCCATATCTCAACTCCCGGCCGCTGATGAACAATCAGCTGGCGTCTGGCGTCACCGCCGGGAAGTCGCTGGCCGGCGCCGGCCTGTCTCGCGGCAAGGCGCAGCAGTCTGCGGATCGCTACAGATCGGGAGTTGCCAGAGCTGGCGCCGAGGGTGAGGCATCGCAGACTAAGACGGCCGCAGACCTCTACAACTATTCGTACGGCAACCAGCAGCGAAGTGACGCAAACAACCAGCGTCTGCAGTACGACACGCTTTCCCAGAGGGCGCAGCAGGGCGCATGGGATTCACGCTTCAACAACCTACAGACAGCATGGGGTGCCCTTGCAGGGCTACTGAGGTAACAGATGGCACGCATTGACTTTGACTTAGACGATCTCACCAACACCGCACTGAAGCGGCTGGTTAAGCAACTCCTTGTCGCTGATGACGAGGAGGAGAAGAAGATTGTCAAGAACCTTGGCAAGAAAACTGGCGCCAAGGCAGAGAGGAACGATCTAGCCGACCTCCATGAGGAGAAGCACGGCAAGCCCAACACGCCGATGGTCACTGACGATGACCTTGAGTACGACGGCGATGACGAACTCCCTGACGTTCCGAAGCAGAAGGGGAAGAAGAATGCCTAAGTACGACGATGCCGCCAACTTTATCCGCGGCCTTCTCCGCCGCCCTGCTACGGGCGTGCCGATGGAACTTGCCGACGATGTGGCACGCGCTGCCACGCGAGTTGATCCACAGGACGAGGAGTACTTCCGGCTCTTGACGCAGCCGCAACGGAATCCCGGCCCAGACCTCTCTGGCATTGACGTTGGCCCACTGGACTCCGCGCCAGACTTTGAAC